CATCGGTCAGGCGCGCGAGCGGGATGCACATGGCGATGCCGGCGGCGTGCCGCTCGAGGTCGCGGTCGAGCTGGGCGCGGCACTGCGCGGGCGTGTACGTCTTGCCCCAGGCCGCGTTCTCGGTGGCGCCGGTGCAGTACGTGAGCACGCCGGCGATGTCGCGGTAGGTGGACAGCTCCGTGCCTTCGAACGCGGGCGTGAAGCTGAGCAGCGCCGTCGCGGCCACGGCGCCGACCAGCGCGACCAGGCCGCGCCGCTGGGTAGGTGCGCCCTTAACCATTGCCGGTAAGCGCCGGTTGTGCCACGACGCGCGCAATCGCGGCGCCGAGCGAGGTCAGGCCAGCGGCCACCACCAGGATCGGCGCGGTGCCGCTGGCGTACAGGTGCATGCCGGCCTCGACGGCAGATGCGATGGCAGCCAGCAGCGCGAAGCGTACCGACCACAGTCGCGGGAATTGCTTACTTGCGTCTTCGATGAAGTTCATGGTTTTTCCTGTGAAGGGAATTGCGATTTCGATCCCGGGCCTTGCAGCTGCGCCTGAGGCTGTGCCAGGCGCAGCAGGTTCATTTGCGCGCGCTTTCGAGAGCGGTGATGCGGAGCGCGTTCGTATCGTTCACGCGCTGCACGGCGAAGATCGCATCTCGCATCCCGTCAAGCCGGATGTCCCTGTCGTCCAGGCGCTTCTCGAGCTTCTGGTTGGTCACGATCAGCTGATCGAGCTTGCTGGATTGAGCCGACGAATTCCAGCCGAGAGTGGCCATGAATATGGCGGACGCCGCCGCGCCGGAGATAAGCCAAGGCAAGGGCAATTTGAGGTCAACAATACGAGATGGGGCTGGGTTGGGCATGTATCACTTTCAATGGACGTAAAAAAGCCCACCGAAGCGGGCTGGGTCTGTGGTGCCGGCGCGCCAACGGGCACGCCTGGGCCGTTCAATCGATCACCATACGATCGCCGCAATTTCTTCCGGCGTGGTGGCGAGATCCAGCTGCGCTTTCAGGCGCTGCGAATAGTTGAAGTTCTCGGTGCCCTGCGCCGCCATGCCAGCGAACAGTGCGCGGAACGCGTCGACGTCCGGCAGCGGGTGCATCGAGTTATCCAGCGCTCGCCAGGCGCCGGGGAAGCCGTCCGGGAATGTGCCGAACAACCCGATGTGGTTGGCCACGCCGTCGATATCCGATCGTGAAACCGTGTCGCACGAGAACAGCTTGCCGGCGTACGGGAACGTCGACAAGTTCGCGCTCGCGCGCCAGGCGTTGATCTCGGCGTTTTTTGCAGAACGCAGCTCATCGAGCGTGGGCTCGACCAGTGGCGCCGTGCCGTCGATCACCTGCCCGATCGCCACCAGAGGCATTGGCGTCGGCGTGCTCGGATCACGCACACGGTGCATAGTCTCGAACCAGTCGACCGGACAGTAGCTCATGACGAATGCGCGCAAGTCATCGCCCTCTGGCGCCGGGACGGGCAGCGAGATCGCGTACTGCGCGCGGTTGCCAAGTTCGGATTCAGTCAGCACGTCGCTGAAGAACCGGACGATGATCTGCCGATCTCCCGGCACCGTATCTACGATACGAAATTTGATAGTTGCCATCAGCTCATGTTCCCTGAAATGATCCCTTGTTCAGCGACAGTTACCGACGTCGCCCCCTCGATCGCCACGCCTTGCACACCTGGCGCGCCGTCACTGCCGCGCGCGGTGCTACCGCGTGAGCCTGCAGCACCACCCGCGCCCCCGCTACGGTTGGCACGTGTGTAACCGGCTGGCACATCGGTGCCGGTGGCCGCTGATCCTGAGCTACCCGAAGATCCGTATGCGCCGCCATCGCCGCCACGCCCAGCCCCGCCACCGCTGCTTGCTGAACCGCTGCCCGGTCCCGATCCTAAGCGGCGCCCGCCTAACCCGCCGCTGCCACCCGTATAGGTGACGGCTTGGCCGGTAGATGTTTGCGTCAGCCGAACACCGCCACCACCGCCACCACCGCCGCCGCCGCCGCTGCCACCAGTGCCCACGCCGCCTACGCCACCCAGGCCGCCAGTACCGCCGGCAATGGTCCCACTGTTGCGTAGGATGATCGCGCGGGTTGCGCGCAACCCTGCGCCACCAGCCTTACCGGCGCCACCGCTGTCTGCGGAGCCGTCGCCCCCGCCTTGACCGGATTGTCCAGACGTGCCGGTATTGCCAGCACCACCGCTGCCACCGCCGCCGCCAGCCCCATGACTGCCCGTGTCGCCGCCGCCGTTCGTGCCAGCTGCGCCTTGTGCGCCGGTAATCGTGCCTTTATTAATGAGCATCAGCACGCTACCTGCACCCCACCCGTCGCCAGTCGTAAAGGCTGGTAGCGTGCTGTTTGCAGATGTGATCGCACCTTCTGCAAGGCAGATGACCACGGCAGGGCCGACCAGGTTACCGGCAGCCGTGCGCATGTTGTAGTTGACCGCGTTGCCAGGCTTGAGCACGACGGTGCGCGGCAGCAGGAGTGCCATCATTTCGTATATCCCGGCAAGTACGAGCAGAACATATTATTGCCGTCACGGATCATCGAAAAAAGTGTGCGACGACCCGGTGCAGTTGCAATTGCAGGCGCGATGTCTTCAATGAAGCAATACGCAGGATCAAAATACAGCTTGCGCCCGCCGACGTTATCTTGAATGACATGCAAAATGTACGTGCCATCTTGCATGTTTGTCGGAGCCGCCAGTGTGTAGTCGCCGCCTAATGTCAAGTAGCCAATTTGTATAGCCGACAAGTCCCATGAAATTAGGCCGTTTGCGCCGGTCATCCCGCCGACCGCCGGAGGGATGACAGAAATATTTTTCCAGTTCGTCGAATCGCTACGCGGCGGAGTCGTGCTCGAGCTGGCCCCCGTGCGTTTGCGGTACAGAAACAGGGTGACGGGGTCGATCGCAGCATCAGGCGTCGTGTAAGACTTGCCCGACACCCATAGCGATGCGCCGGCTGCGATGGCGCCCTGCGCGGCAAGTGATGCGCTATTGGCCGCCTGCAGCGCCAGCAAATTGACATCGTTGGCCAGCGCGCTGGCTTCGACGCCGAACGCATCGATCGCTTTCTGCAGCGGCGGGAGCTTGCGCATCATCTCGTCCGCTTCGTCGTCGAACTCGGCAGGCCGGTCAGGATCCGGGGCATTGCCCAGCTGCGGAAGCTTCGTTGTAATAAGTGCGACCATCAGGTCAACTCCTGAATTTGAAGGTTGAGGAACGATCCGGACGGACGCTTCAAGACAATCTGGAAGTCTTGAACGAACCCGAACAGGTTGAGAAAGCCGAACACCGGGCTGCCGAGCCACGCGCGCGGCGCCGACTTTGCAAGCGTCAGTAGGCGCAGCACTTCTTCGATGCTCGCGTTGTCGATGAACAGGTCGTATTCGATGACCCGCACAGCGCGCCGCGGTGTGAACTTGGTATTGCCCCAGATGTCGGTTTCGACCTTGGAATAATCGACCGTGCGCACGCTGGGTTCCCACTGCACGCGGCCGAGGAAATCGAACCGGCCCAGCTGACACTCGCCCACCTCCGGTCGATTTCCCGGCCAGGTGACGACAATCTCGATCACCGCGCTCCGGTACATTGGTAAGTCTGTGAACGAGACGTCGCGCCGGAACGACCTGGTCTTGGTGAACCACTCCGACCACGTGCGGCAGTTGCGCAGCCGCAGGTTCTGGATTTTTTCGTACTTGACCACTCCGTCGACGGTCACCCGGACGCGCACGCTCGAGGCGCGCACCGCGAACAATGCGACGGAATTGATGCGCACCCCAGGCGTCAGCGTCCACGAGAGCACCTCGTCTTCGGCGATGCTTGCAGTGTTCATCACCGAGTCGAAGGCTGCGTAAAGATTGGTGGGTCGGACGAAGATCCATTTCGCGGCTGTCCCCGCCAGGTTGTTCTCCGGGTAATCCACCGCGTTCGCCGTGGCGGTGTGCGCCACGACGCATTCGTAGATCCGGTGATCGGGCCGACGAACTCGCTGCTTCACCGTCTTTGCCCCCGCCGCCCACAGTGGCGCGTCGCCGGCATCACTTTCCGAAAGCGTTGACGCGGCCAAGACATCGGCCGTGATTGGAATCGGAGCGATCAGTTTCATACGGTCCCTTCCTCTTTAATTTCGACGCCCACTCGGTCGATGTGCTCCAGGCTATTGGCGCTACGGCCGGTGTTCTTCGCCGTCTGGTACATGACTTCGAACATCTCGGCGCGCATCCCCTCGACCTCGCGCGTCAGCCGCTGAACCGCAGCAGCCAGAACTTCGCCGTTTTCTGATGGGCTGGCCAGGCGGCGCATCAGCTCGCGGTTGTCAGCCGCAGGCATGATTCGCTCGTCTTTGTGGATATAGGCCGGTGTGTCGAACAGCACCTGGTTGGTGCCGACGGCAAACCCGCGCAACTTCTTCTCGGCGCTTTTCTCGAACGTGTCGCGGATCGAGCCCAAGCTGATGCCTCCCTTGAGCCGGTCGATCCAGTAGCTCAGTCCGGCCGCGTCAGCCGGGCGGCCGAACACGTCCTTGTAGAGCGCCTGAATCTGCGCCTCGGGCGAACCCTTGATCGACCCGATGATGGCGTCGGTCGAAATTCCGCCGGCGGCCCGGTCCTGCCAGTAGCTCAGCCCTGCCGCATCCGGCGCACGGCCGAGACTGGACTTGTAGGCATCGCTGATCTGACTGGTTGCCGAGTTATACGGGTTTGCACCCGCCGCACCCATCGCACCGTGCAGCGCCTGGATGGCCTGCTCGATCGACAGCCCGATCGTGCTGATGCCCTTGAGGACGTCGATCTGTTCCTGCTCGCGCTGGAGCATGTCGTCGTACTGCTTGACCTGCCCTTCCAGCGCTTTCAGGCTTCGCTCTTCCGCCGACAGTGTTTTGTCGGTGATCTTGGCCAAGTCGGTGATGCCGTTCTTGGTCGCGTAGAAGTCGCGCAGGTAGTCTTCCTGGCTGGCGAACAGGCCGGTCGAATCCTTGCCGATCACCGACAACGCGTTCTTCAGGTCGTCAGCTTTCGGCAGGATGCCGCTCGCTTTCGCAATGGCCAGTGCTGCCTGGATCTGCGCCTGGGCGGCAGCGCGGTCGTTCTTCTCCGTGCCAGCCACCGTCAGCCCGTCCAGCGTGCTGCGCAGCGCCTCGGAAAGCGACCGGGTCTTCTCGACGGCCTTGGTGCGCACGTCGATCTCTTCCTGCGTCGCTTTCTTCTGCCGCTCGACCACCTTCTGCAGCGCCGAGAACGCGCCATCCACGCCGGACATCAGCCCGGCAGCAGCCGTCTTGACCTGGTCGGCTGCCTTCGCGGCGGCCTGCAAGTCCCACAGGTTCTGCGTCGCGCCGCGCAGCGCCGGATCCAGCGCAGCCAAGGCGCTGATGTGCTGCTGCGACAGCACCGCCGCAGCGCCAGCCTTGTTGCCGGTCAGCTCGTAAATCTGCGCCTGGATCGACAGCAGCGAGTTTGCCGTGCCGAGCGCTGCGGCCTCGTCTTCCAGTGCATACACACGCTCACGCAGTGGGCGCAGGGATGCGTCCAGCTCACCGAGCTCGAGCGCGCGAGTGGCCGCCAAAGCGCCGGCCTTGTCGCCCAGCATTTCCATGATCTGGATTTCCAGTTCACGTTTGCTGTTGGACAGGTCGGTGGCCTTCTCCAGCACGTCCTTGTCAACGTCGGCGATCTGCTTGAACGCTGGTGCGATCTGCATCAGCGCCGCGTACGCGCGCGCGCCGGCGTCGGTCGTCAGGTCCAGCCCGGTGACCACGCTGCGGAACTGCTTCAGCGAATCCTCGGCGCCGGTCTTGATGCCGAACTGGTCGAGCGTTGGCGTGATGCGCGCGCGCAGCGAGTCGGCCCGCTCCTTGTCGGTGTAGAAGTCGGCAAGGAACTGGTCGACGCTGGACGTGAATTCCTCCAGCCCACCGGCCAGGCCGACCAGCCGCTCGCGCGCGCCGACCGACTTGAGTCCGACCGAGTCGAACACCATGCCCAGCGAATCCGTGACCACCGTGACGGCCTGGTAATTGGTCGCCACGCGGGACAGCGTTTCGAGGTAGCCCTCGCCCACTTTCTGGAACTGGCCCAGGCCATCGACACCGAACGCCGCCAGGTCGTCGCCCACCTTCGAGAAGACGGCCGACAGCTCTTCCTGGATCTCGGCGCCGGTCAACCCCTTCAGGCTCACCTTGCCGATGTCGACCACGAACGAACTGAGCTTGGCGGTGAAGTCATCGCCGCCGATACCGATCAGGCTACTGGCATCGATGACGGTTTGGTACAGCGACGTGAGCACGCCGGCGATCTGCCGGTTGCCCTCGGCGCCCAGGCCTTCGATCTTGCTGCTCGAGCTGCCGCTCGAGAACAGGCCGCCCGACTTCTTGATGTCGGCATACTGCGCCGCGTCGGTGCCGCCGTTCAGGATGCTTTCGAACGACGCCTTGCTCAGCATGAAGCCGGTGTCTTCCACCGTTTTCTTGCCACCGAAGATGCTGCTCCCGATCTTGCTCAGGAAGTTGCCATCAGCCGAAGCGAACTGCTTGCCGTAGTCGCCGGCCACGCCGGTGGACTGCACCAGGAACGATGCGAATTGCCCGATGCCTGCCTCGATGTTGCGCAGCGAAGCCAGCATCCCGTCGCTGATGCGCAGTCCCTGTAGAGTCGCACCTTCGATGGCGGCGATCGAGTTGGCAATCGATTCCGACTTGGCCGAGCTATCGCCCAGCACGCTGCCGGTGCCCTGCTTTTCCTGCCGCTGCTGGGACAGTGGGACGCTGCTGCCGCCCACGCTGCCCATGATGCTTGCGCCCACGGCCACGACGGCCGCCAGCGTGGCAGCACCGGCGGCCAGGTTCAGCGGGAACGGCATCGATGCGATGGCCTTCACCACAGCCGTGACGCCCCAGGCGCTGGCCTCGGTTGCGGCCAGGCCGGTGGATGCCGTGGTGGTCGCCGCTTCAACACCCAGCTTCTGAGCATTGAGCGCCACGTTGGCCGCCACTTCAGTCTGCTTGAAGAAGATCTTCTTCGCCGTTGACTGGATTGTCATTGCCAGCTCGGCCGCACGGTACGCGCGCTCGACGTTGGACAGCACGCCGTATCCCTTGCTGCCTTCGGAGAAGAAGCCCTTCGCCGCCGCAGCCATGTCGCCGTAGCCGCTCAGGCGCGACTTCACTTCTTTCGAGCTGATGGCAGCGGTGGCGTCAGCCAGCCCCTTCGAGTCGGTCGCATACTTGACCGATGCGTTCTTGCGAGCCGCGTCGATTTCTGCTTGGCGGATACCGTAGGCATCCAGCGCGCCAACCAGCTGCGTCATCGAATCGCCCGCCGCGCCGAATGCAGTCTTGAGAGCATCGCCGAACGTCTGCGCCTTGGTCGGGTCCAAAAACTTGTCGAGGTCTTCGCCGGCCTTCTTGGCCGCGTCGAATCCGACCTGCTTTACAGCACCCTCGCGCACCGCTTGCGCACGCTCGCGCAGCGCGGCAGCTTCCTTGCGGTATTCCTCTGCCAGCGCGCCGGTGATGTCTAGCCCTTCAGCAGCCCAAATCCGTTCTTCTGCGCGCAGGGCCAGCCCCTCAATGCGCGTCGCGTTCAGCTCGCCGAGAGCGTCCTTCGTGAGGCCGATCTGATCGTTTTCGTCACGCTGCGCCTGCAGGTCCTTGGTCGCCTTGTCGGCGCCGGTGCTGGCACCATCGAGCGCCTTCTGATACTTCTCGAGCGATTTCAGCCGCTCATCTTCAGCCTGCTTCACGAACTGCTGCTGGCCGATGTAAGTCTCGACCGTGTCGACATAATCCTGCAGCGACTGCTTGCCGCCCTTGTACCCGTCGTACAGCTTATTCAAGTTGCTATAGAAATCAGCATCGATGCCGACGCTCTTGCCGTTGATGCGATCGACTAGGGCTTCGTATTCTTTCACTGCCTTCGCGGCTTCCTGTGCCGCCTTCTTCCCGGCCGCCTCATCAACCTCACGCGGCAAGGATGGCTTCGGCTTGTCTCCCTCTCCCGTGCTAGGCGGGACGACCGGCACGGTCCGACTGGCCAGGCGCGCACGATATGCCTTTTCGAACTGATCGGAAGGCGCGCCATTTAAATCCTCGACGCTTTTCCGCCCATCTGCGATAGCCTGTTTCAGCTCCGAATACGACTTCTTAACGTCCTTGAGGCCATCGCCTCCCTTGAACGATTCGTAGACGGCTTCCACCGGACTGATCAGTGCAATGTCATTCGCGATAGCGAAGCCTGCCCGCACACCTTTCAGTACATCCCATGCGACGCCGGTCGACCGGGCAAATGTGGCTACCGCATCAGCTGCCTTTGCGAAGCCCAATCCAAGATCGTCGGCCCAAGACGACCACTCGCCTTTCTTGATCGGGGTCTGCTGTTTGAATACGTCAGAGAAAGCGCCGGCCACGTCTCTCAGCGCCGGGGCCAGTGCTACGGCAGCCGACGTGGCGAGGCTCTTTACTTCGATTTTCAAGAATCCTGTCTGATCTTGAAAAGCAGCGGCAGCGGCTGCGGCCTCGCCCGAGGTGGCAGCGACACCATCATAGTTTTCTGCCAGATCGTTCAAGAATGGCAGGAGATCCGCCCCCGACTTGCCGACCAGGTTGTTCATCAGGGCCGTTTTGCCTGCGTCGTCGCGGTAGTTCTGGAGGCTCTTAGAAGCATCAACCAGGACAACGGACGGATCACGCAAGTTGCCTGCGGCGTCTCGCGATGACACGCCCAACGTCTTGAGTGCTTTCTGGACTTTGTTGCTATCGTCGTCCAAGCCCGCCATGCCGCGCGACAACTTCACAATTGCAGCGTCGACACCACCCATATCTTCGCCGAATACCACAGCAAGCTTTTGGATCTTGGAAAGGCTTTCGACCGACGAGCCGGTTTTTTGCGCCATGCCGTCGAGATCAGCCAGGTCATTCAGGGCATCACCGACCATCACGGCACCGGCTGCTGCCGCTGCCGCAACAGCTGCAGCAACAGCCAGAAAAGCGACCTTGGCGCCTTCTGCCAGATCGGCCAGACTGCCGAAAGACGATTCGCCGGCCGCTTCCTGCTCGCGCAGCTTGGCGATCATGTCGGCTGCCGCGTCGCTCACGCCCAGCTGCTCGGCGCGTAGGGCGGCCAGCTCAGATGCGGACTTGCCGATACCCTCGGTGCGCGAGCGCAGGCTGTCCAGGAACTTGGTCGAGTCGTCGAGCTTGCGCTGGGCGTCAGCCGCGAGCGCGCTCTTCTTCGCCATTTCGTCCAGCTGCTCCAGGTACGGACGCAGGGCATTGACGTTCAGGCCGCGCGCGTTGGCGAGCGCCTCGTAGTACTGCGCCGATCCCTTGGCGCCGGCATTCATCGTCGCCAGCGTTCGCTGGATCGAATCGGCCATGCTCTTGGTCGCGCGGTCCATGCGGCCAGCGGCCACGCCTGCGCCGTCGCCGGTCGTCTCCATGCCAGGAGTGCTGGCGACGCCCTCCAGGGCAGCCGTCGTCTTCTTGGCGCTGGCCTCGAGGTTGTCGAGACTCTTGCCGGTCTTGGCGGTCGCGTCTTCGACCTTGCGCAAGCCAGCCTCGACGCCGCTCGCGTCGGCGGTGATCATGATTGTTGCGTTGTTGACAGTATCGCTCATGTCCCGCCCATAAAAAATGCCACCCGTGGGTGGCGGTCCAGCTGGTTATTCCGTGCGCATCGCCTGCAGGGCCGCGTCTTCCATGACCTGCAAGTCTTCGTCGAGCTCGTTGTACTCCTCGGTCGTCAGCCCCATCCGGTCCATCCGGTTGTAGGCGACGAGGAAATTCAACCCGATCGGGCCACCCATCGGGGCGATATTCCACTGCTTGCGCAGCCCGTAGAACGTGTTGTAGGCCAGCACGTTCTGGGGCCAGATGCCGACAGACGTTGTCACCTCATCCCTGGTCAGCCCCGCGACGGCCAGGTCGGCGTCGGTGGGGGCTGCTTCGTACATGGCGGTGGCAACGTCCCTTAGTTTTTTGCGCGAGCGCCCGTGAGTTCAGCGATGAACTTGTCCAGGACGGCGCGCGCAGCGCCGATGTATTTCTGGGTCAGCGCCTCGACGCCGGCCTTGTTGAACTGTTCGTCCAGATCCCAGCCGCGGCTGATGTCCATCAGGGCGTCGACGTCTTCCGCGCCCTGCAGGCCGTCGACGAACTCCTTGAATTTCTTGCGGGGCATCCAGGCGAAGGTCCATTCGACGTCAGCGGTGTGGCCGCCCGGGACAGGGATGGCGACGACTGCCTTGAAGGTTGCTTCGTCGGCCAGGGAGAGTTTTGCTTTTGCCATGATATTTTTCTTTCAGAAGGGGATAAAAAAAGGCCCGCGAGGCGCTACCCCGCGGGCTTGGAAAAGGCCGGCGCCGACCATTCGGCGCCAGCTGGCAACACAGATCAGTAGCGGACGACCTTGTTCTGCAGCGAGAAGACGGACTTCACCGCCATCACACTGCCCTTGGCCAGGCTCGGCGACTCGTTGAACGAGCAGTAGCCGGCGTACAGCAGCACGCCGCCGCCCGGGATAATGCCGCGCAGGCAGGTCAGCGCGATACCATCCGAGATTTTCTTCAGGGCGGCGTGATGCGGCAGCGACTTGTCGTCGGCGGTCGTCAGTGTGACGGTGGTTGCGGTGAAGCCGTCGGGCAACATGACCGGCATGTCGCTGTCCAGCAGCGGGACTTCGACGTTCTTGCCATCGCCGCCGGAGATGTCAGCACTGACCACGCCAGTAACGGAAGTCCAGGTCGTGATTTTGCGCACGGTACCGAGGCCGGCGCCGACGGGGAACAGCGAGGTGTCGCTCGTGTCCAGGCCTTCGAACGTGAACGCGGTGCCGGACGCAGCCTTCAGGCGAAACACGCGGCCGTTGGCCTTGCTCCAGCCGCCGGTGTATTCGACGTAGTCGCCGGTGGCGAAGGTGTTGGTGGCGGTCGCGACTGCCTCCACCGCGTTGGTGATTGCGGTGATGCTGACGGCAGCGGCGAATGCGGACGCAACAGCGAACGCGATGTTATTTGGCAATTGCATATCGGCCTTTCAGGGGTAAAGCCCGGAAGCCGGGCAAGAAAAAAGCCGCCATGATTTCTCAGGGCGGCTTGGGGATAAAACTGGATCGGTCAGCAGAACAGCATGAAGTCCTGCATGGTCCCGCGTAAATTGGTGCCTTCGTCGTACGTGGCCACGCGGCCGCTCGCGACCTCGACCTGCAGCGCGGTGGCGGAGCGCAGCGCGTCCTCGACCAGCATACCGATCTCGGACGCCTCGATGCGGCGCTCGCTCCAGACGTTGACCTGGATGCGGACGTGCTGCTTGTCCGGACGGTCACCGCTCAGGAAGTTCATCGGCTCGCCGCCCACCGCCTGGTAGGTGATGTACGGCTTGGCCGTGCCCACCTCGGCGATGTCGGGGAAAATGCGCCCGCCGGCCAGGTGCGCCAGCGTGCTGTGTACGTGTTCTTCGGGTGTCATGATCCGGTCGAGTTCCTGGCCAGTTGTTCGGTCAGCGTGCGCGTCATTGCGTCGACGGCAACCTGCTTCTTGCTTTCGTACGCAGGCCGCATGAACGGGTAGGCCGGCGCGCTGGCCGTGCCGTACTCAAGTTCGGCTGCGCGCCGGTGGGCTTCCCAGCCCGTTTTCTTGCCGGTCTTCTTGCTGACCTTCTTGTTGCGCGGCACGAACTTGTGACCGCCCTCGACGAAGCGCCAGTAGAAAGCATCGTTCCCACCGTACGCGCCGGCCCGCACCGTGACCAGATAGACCTGGCGGTTCGCGCCGTCGGATTCCTCATCGAGCCGCTTGACGATGATGTTGTTGTGGATCGTGTAGGTCTTGGCCCGGGCGCGCGCGTTGCGTTTCGCTTCTTCGCGGAATGGCTCAGCACCGGAGAACCCGACAGCGCGCAGCCCTTCTTCGTCAATCGCGCTGGCGACCTGGTCGACGGTTTGCTGTACGGCGGCCATCAGCTGCGACGTATCGAAGCGGATCATGACGTCGACTCGCAGACCAAGAACATGAACGCCGAGTCCCGGCTATCGGGCAGCGCCGACTTGACGTCGTAGACCTTGGCCTTGAACAGCACTCGTGCGCCGGTGTCGACGTCGGCCCGCGCGCGGATCCGGATCGAGCACTTGACGATCGCCGTGTCGGCGCCGGCGCGCATCACCTCGGCGCCCGACTGGAACAGCACGTCGGCCCACACGGTGGCAATGTCTGGCCAGCTCTCGATCGGCTGGCCCAGCGAGTCCTTGCCGGTGCCGCGCTGCTGCAGCGTGACGCGGTCGTTCATCATGCGTACACCCGCGCGCGATCGAGCAGGCCGCCCAGGAATTCACTCTTGGGCGTGCCGGCCGGCGCAAAGTGCTCGGCGACCTTGCCCAGGATGTAGCCTTTGATCTCGTCCGGCACGGTGCTGTCGTCGACCCCGTAGCCGCACGAGTACTGCACTTCGACTGCGCTGATGCGCGCCTGCGTCGCCGGCCAGCCGCGGCCCGGCGCCGGCACGATGTAGCCCGGCTCACTTTCGTTGTCGACCAGGTAGTCGTCCGGATGCAGGATCTGGCGCACGCCGTTGGCGTCGTAAAACTTGATGTGCTCGACAGCCATGATCGGCGGATGCTCGAGCCGGAACGCTGGCGGGAATTTGTCGAGCGTCAGCCGAAAGGTCTGCGCCACCAGCGCGCGGCCCGTCTCGTGCTCGGCCTCACGCGTGTGCTGGCCGATTACCTGGCGCAGCTCGACGTCGGCCTCAGTCCCGTCCAGCCGTGCCGACAGGCGCGCAGCTTCCAGCGACACGGCCAGCGCCACGGGCGGGGTGATCAGTCGCAGGCTCATCGGATAGTTCCTTGTGTTGCGGGTGGTCGGCCGGCGCCGTGCGGCGCGCCAGGCGCTGCCGGCGCGCGCGCGTATTCGACGGCGGCCGCATCCTGCTGCTTCAGCAGCTCGGTGTTCGGCACGCTGGGCAGTTGCGATGCATCGATCATCAGTTGTCCACCCTGTTAAATTGAATGGTCCGGTAGAAGCGCTCGCTGTTCGCACAGTCGATGCGCAGGTCGCAGTAATTGACGCCGGCCGGCAAGGTGTCCATGCCGCCCAGCTTCACCAGGATCAGCGGGCCCTGAATCACAGCCGCCACCAGCACGCTCACGCCCACCGGCTGTGCCATCACCGCGCTGGCGGCGGTGTTGCTGTCGGCCAGGTCGTTGCTGATGTCGGCCACGAAGTAGCTCTCGTCGTCCGCGTCCTTCTCCAGCGACCACGATCCGACCTGCTGCTTGAACGAGATGGTGCGGTCGAACCGCTCGCCGTTCGCGCACGTGACACGGAATGTGCAGAAGTTGACCGCACCGACCGCTGCGTTGAAACCGCCCAGCTTCACCGGGATCAGCTTGCCCTGGATGACGGGCTGCTGGAGAACCGTCACGCCGGCGGCGATCACCTCGACGGACACGGCACTGGTCTTGCGCTCGTCCAGGTCGACCGTGATGTTCGCCACCCAATAGCGCTCGTCGAGCGGGTGCTTCTCGCACCACCACCGCCCTGCCTCCAGATACGGTGCGTTTGGCACGGCCGCGCTTGGCACAGTGCCAAACGCCACCACGCGGGTGCCGCCCGGGAAAGCGACCCGACGCGACTCGGCGACCGTTGCGGCGACGACCGCATTCTGCGCAGGCTGCTCGACCAGCGTGGTAAAGCTCGCCGACAGCGGCGTGGCGCGGTTGCCAGCGGCGTCGAAGGCGCGCATCCGCACCGCGTGCGCAGTGCCTGCAGGCCGACCTGAAACCGTGACGGATCGAGCTGCGTTGGCAATAACGCTGTAGCTCGTGCCGCCATTGATGCTGTATTCATAGCCCGCAACGCCGACAGCATCTGTCGCCGCCGCGCACGACAGCGTAGCGCCCGACGTGGTGATGGCCGACACCGTGATCTCGCCGGTCATGACGGGGGCGGTGGTATCGGCGGCCGCCAATGTCGTCGCGGTAGCAGTGAGCGGCGTGGCGTAATTGCCGGCGGTATCCTTCGCACGCACCCGGACAGCATGGCCAGTTGCTGCCGCTTTGCCGGTGACGACCAGGGTCAGTGCAGTGCCCACGCTGACGTACGCGCCGCTACCGTTGTCGACCTCATACCCGGTAACGCCCACTGCATCGGTTGCCGCCGACCATGTCAGGGTAAAGCCGCTCGAGGTTTGACCGCTGACCGTGATGGCGCCTGTCATAACAGGGGCGGTGGTGTCAGCGACTGCCGTATCCATACCGAACGCTGCTCGGTAGACCGATTGCAGGCCCGGGGTGGTGCCATCCCCATATGTCATCGCGTCGAGGCCCGAGGGCCCCGCGTGAACGCCATCACCGCCAGTAAAATTCGGCGATGTGAAATATGCGGATTTGAATGTCAGCGCGCTCGGGTTCGTGTAGTCAGTGATGATCGCATCACTGTCGAAGCAAAACACGGTCGTGCCGTTTGCCAGGGACTTGGCGTACGCGATGCACTGCTGGCGAGCGGCTTCCGTCGCCGCGTTGTACCCGCCCACGTAGTAGTCGGTGTCAAATACGAATTTGACGTTGCTCAGGCCCGGCTTCGCGC